AGGGCCGGGAAACGCGCCACCGAGCCAAGGGTGCTCGAGGACGACGGCCCGGAGGAGGAAATTAGGGCAGAAGACCTGCCGTTCGTCTGGCGCGGCAGGCACCTCGAGCCAAGGGGTATGTAACCGCCGAACCGCCAACCAGGCCGCTTTTGGGACGCCCCTGATCGACGATCCGACGGCCCTTTGCACCCCCGGTTGCGAAGGGTGCAGCCCTCACTATCAACCGCGAAAGGAAACCGAGCAATGACCGCAAAAGGCGTCGCGCTCCTGTTAGCGCTGGTTAGCGCCGGTTGCGTGCCGGCACTGACCGCATTCGGTGGCTTTGCCGACGGCTACACCGGCTATGAGTCGCCAGCACCACCTCCGTCGCGCCCGCTGGTGTTCGGAAACTGTACGTCCCGGCAGTACGGCGGGACCGTCTTCACCCACTGCAACTGAGGTGGATGTGATTGGAGGAAGCGTGATGAACCCAGAGGAATACTATCTCGGCGACGGTCTTTACGCATCATTCGATGGTTGGCAGGTCGTCCTGCGCGCGCCGCGCCCTGACGGAGATCACTGGGTCGCGCTTGAACCAGCCGTCCTGGATGCATTCGTTAACTATCTGCGTGAGCGCGGTTTCTATCTCGAAAAGCGTGATGAACGACATAAAATCGGAGAGTGAATCGTGAGCGAGCCAGATCATCCGGGCAAAACGCCAGCGCAAGATAGTTGGGCAGCTACCCATCCCGAGCCACCCGGCCATGCCGCCTCGTGGACTCTGTGGGCGGCCGATCCGCCGCCGTACAAACGCGGGCGCATCGTCGAACTGTGGAGCCCCCGATGGGGCAACGAAACAACCTTTGTCCGGCTCGATGATCTGGCCATAGTGTTCGTCCCGCTTGACCTGTTGTGGTGGAGGGTAGCGTGACTAGGCGCGATGGCTGACCCGCTATGGCTCGACGGCGATCACGCGTGGTGGCTGATCTATCCGGCGCTGACGGTGGTGGCGTGGTTGCTGGTCATGATCCTAAGCAGCCGCGGCTGACCGGCCTGCGCTGCGACTGCGGCGCCGAAGACCTGATTGCTGTCCGCCCCGGCCATGCCGGCGAGACCTGGGAACTGTTCCAGCTCACCCCCGCTCGCCGCGCCGAGGCGTGGTGCCAGGCCTGCTGGGTGAAACGTTTTGGCGACTGCCGCCCTGCCTCTCTAGTTCCGACACCCGCTTCGTGAGCGCATCGACCGCGCGCCCTAGCTCGACAGTCCGACGCCACATCCAGTCGAGATCGGACTGCCGGTAGGGGAACACGTCCGGCGGTTCATCTGTCTCCTCCATTGGTAGTCAGGCTCCGGTTCAGGTACAAGTCCCCTTGCATCCCGTTTTGCATCCTCACTGCCGGTGGTGGATTGTCCCCCTTCACCGGCTATTTTTCGGGGGGGCGATGCCGACAATCCGGCAGGGGATCTACGATCTGCTTCGCAGCGTCGAGTTGGACACCAAAGAGCAGGGTCGGACCCACGTCGACCCGTGGCCCTCACAAAAGATGGTCATCGACGCGGTCGCCCGCGGGCTGAACGAAGGCGTGCATGAGTTTGTGGTGCTCAAGTGCCGCCAGGTGGCGATCACCACGGCGTGCAGTGTCATCGAACTGTTTTGGGCGTTGGCGAACCCAGGGACCCAGGGCGCCATCATTGCCGACCGCACCGACAACCTGGAACGGCTGCGCAGGATTTTCGCGAACCTGCTCGAGACCCTGCCGCCGGAATGGCGCTCGTCTGAGCACAAGCTCGTCGCGAACAACCGCACTGGGCTGGCATTCGCCAACCGCTCTGTCCTAGACCTCCTCGCCGCCGGCAACAATCCAGACCTCGGCGCGTCCCGCGCGCTCAATATGATGCACGCCACCGAATGCAGCCTGTGGAGATCACTCGCTGGCGTCGAGTCGCTGAAAGCGGCACTGGCTCGCCAGAATCCACACCGGCTCTACATGTGGGAAAGCGTCGCTAACGGGTTCAACTGGTTCTATCAGCACTGTCAGCAGGCGAAGCAGGACCGTCACATGCGGTTCATATTCGTGGGCTTCTGGAGCAATCCCACCTACGCGATTCCGAAGACCGATGAGGACTACAAGACATATTGGGACGGCCACCTGACCGAAGACGAGCTCAAGCGTGCGCGCTACGTGAAGCAGAACTACGGGATAGCGATCAAGCCGGAACAGATTGCCTGGTGGCGCCGGGAGTCAGAGTATCGCCAAGAAGAGTATATGCTGCGACATTATCCGTGGCACGAAACGGAATGCTTCATCGCCTCTGGCTCGTCCTTCTTTCCAGCCCAGCGTACGCTCGAGATCGGCGAGGCCTTGGCGGCCGGGCCGCCCTATCAGGCCTATCGCTACAAGCTGGTTGAGTCGTTTCTCGATTCGTCGGTCGATCAGACCAAAGACACCGACCAAGCGATGCTACGGGTGTGGGAACCACCAGAGCCTGGCGGGATCTACGCGATTGGCTGTGATCCATCTGGCGGTGGTGGAGGCGACGCGAACGATCATGCGATTCAGGTACTGCGCTGCTATGCAGATCGCGTGGTGCAAGTGGCAGAGTTTCAAAGCAACAAGCCCACGACATATCAAATCGCCTGGGTGCTGGCGCATCTGTGCGGAGCCTACAAAGACCACACCGCCAACCTCGAGGTCACCGGAGTCGGCGCCGCAGTGATGCCCGAGATTCGCAATCTGCGGCAACTTGCGGCGATCGGTCTGATGAACGCAGTCCCCGGCCAACCGGAGGACCAGATCCTGCACCTGATCGGGGCCGTGCGATGGTTCCTATACAAACGCCAAGACACTATGGGCGGCGCCGGAAGCATCGTGAACTGGAAGACGAACGTAGATAATAAGAGCATGGTTTACAGTGCGCTGCGCGACTCGATGATGCTGCGCCGGATCGAGATCAGAAGTATTCGCCTAGTGAATCAGTTGCAGGCCGTAGTTGAGGACCAGGGCTGGATTGGGGCTGGGCCAGACACCGGCGAGGGCGACGATCTCGTGTCAGCGCTGGTGTTAGCGCACTGGACCTGGGTCGAGTGGGTGCGCGCCGGCTTGGTGGCCCGAAACCACACCTGGGATAGCGTGAAGGGAGAACGCCCGCCGCAGAACGCTGGCACCTTGCTGTCGTTTGCGTTTTCCGAGTTCTTCCAGAACATCAACCGCCGGCACCGCGAACATAGACAGAGGTTCTAGATGGCCATGCCGATGAACCCCGCGCTGGGGACAGGAACATCATCGATGAACTTGAACCCACTCGGCCTCTCCGGGCTGCCTTCCACTCAGCCGCAGTGGCAGACGGCGCTCGGTCTGACCCCGGTGGGCTTGGGGGCACTGGGGCTGACGCTCCCCAGTAGCGTCACCTCGGGCAAGGCGACCGGGAAAACACCGACCCCGCAGGCGGCACCAATGACAGCCGCAGCGCCGCCGCCTGCCGCCCCACCGCCGGCGCCGACCGTCGATATAGGGCCGGCAGACACCACCCGGTCGGCCGATGTCAGTTCGGAAAGCGGTGGTGGCGGTGGCGGCGAAGTCGAAATCGGCGCCGGCTGATGCCAATCATCCGCACCTACGGCTGTGAGGCCTGCAACCACATGCTCACGGTCGAACTGCGCGCCGACCAGTGGGACACCCCACCGCCGGACTGCCCGATGTGTGCAGCGCACCCGATGGGGCAGGAATTCAAGCTCTCGATCGGCGGCTCGGCGCGCTCCCGCGCCACTGACCTGGCCCAGAAGATCGCCACCGAGGACTATGGCGTTGCGGACATCCAGATCGACGGCAAAGGCCAGGGCGAGGTGCCGAAGGTGCGCTATCAGGACCAGCCGACGAACCTGCCCTCGGCCGCCTGGGAGGCCAACCGAGAGATGCTCGAGGGCGCGATCGCGATCGGGCGCGAGAGCAGGCTGCGCTACGGCAGTGGCCTCGATGTGCTGCAGGCCGGCTTGGCATCGGGCGCGCAACCTGACCTCATTGCGGCCTCGAAGAGGCGCAGCATCAGAGGCTTTTAATGCTCAGAATCCCCGAGCCGGTCGCCCGCCGCACCGAATTCGCGAGGGAGCTGGCTGACGAATGCATGGCCACCTCGGAAGAGCGCAGCATGGTCTATACCCGTGCGGCGCAGTACTACTACACCGGCTCGTCCGACATGCGCGCGGCCATCTACAACAAGGTCAAGACGTTTGTTGACAGGCTAGCCGGCTACCTGTTCCTGCCCGGCAGCGTCCGCTTCAATGTCGTCTATGGCTCACACGAGCCTCCGGATGTGCTCGAGCGTGGCCGGATCGCCTCGCAGATGCTCACCGCAGAGTATCGCGCCTCCGACACCGATCTGCGCTTTTCCGATTGCGTGACCTGGGCGCTGATCAACGGGAGCTACCTGCTCAAGCACCTCGGCGACGAGTACGGCTTCCGCGCCATCCCTGTGCATCCGGTGAATTTCGGTGTGCTGCAGGAGTCCGTTGTCAGCCTCGCCGAGCAGGAGGCTTTCTGCCACGTCACCTATCCGACGATCAGCCGGCTGCGCGCCGACCTCGAGCGGGCTGGGGTGCCGAAGCGGGACGCCATCATCCGTAAGATCGAAGAGTCGCGGCATCCCGAAAAAGATCAGAACGAGCCGTCATATTTCCATCAGATGGTAGTCGGCGGGCTGAATCCGCTGGGCGATGTTAACTCCAGCCCCGAGGCCGCGGGCATCGTCCAGGTGTTTCCGACCCCGACGCCCTGGCAACCGCAGCGACGCCACGCACCGACGGTGCGGCACTGCGAGCTATGGATCAAGGACGCCGCCCACCCAGGGAACTACTCAACGCTGCAACTGATCTATCCGGACATATTGATTGAGGGGGACAATACCGGGCGCAACATCATGGGCGGGCCGAAGCTCGCGTCGCATCACCCGTTCGTAAAGGTCGAGGCAGAGACCACACCAGGTTATTTCTGGGGCCGCAGTGTCATCGCGCTCATCCAGATGATGCAGGACGTTCTGTCGAAAAGATTACGCGATATCAAGGTGATGTGGGATCGTAACGCAGCCGCGCCGTACGCATTCGCCGGCTTCCAGTCGATCACTGAGGAGCAGTACTACAAGCTGATCAGCGAGGGCGGGTTTGTCTCCGATCCGAACCCCAATGCCAAGGCGACCAAGCTCACCGAACCGCCGCCGCAGGGGTATTTGGAGGAGTTGGAATTCATCGTCAGGATGTACGACGAGGCTGGTGGGTTCACCCCCGTTCTCTCTGGCCAGGGCGAGTCTGGAGTTCGGGCTGGCGTCCATGCGCAGACCCTGGTGCGGACCTCCAGCCCCGCTCTGATCGACCCCGCGACCAGGATCGAGCGGCAACTCGCGGAGAGCGGCGACCTCGGCCTGCGGCTGATGCAGGACGTCGACGCCGGCATCTATCAAACCGAGAAGGGCCAGGATTTCACTCTCGATCTGTTACCGGAGCCGTTCACCGTCGAGGTGGATTCTCACTCGGCGTCGCCGGCTTTCGCCGAAGATTCCCGCCAGCTTGCGATCGCACTGGCACGCGCACAGGCGATTTCCGCCGAAGACCTGATCGAAATGTTGCATCCACCGAACGCAGAGTTGCTGCTCGCCAGGCTGCGCCAGCGTCAGCAGGCACAGGCGCAAGCGGCGCAACAGGCCGCGGCGATGGGTCAGCCGCCGCCGGGACAGCAACAGCAACACGGGCGTCGCAGCCCCGCGACACACTAGATCTGGACCCCGGCTTCTTGCATTTTCGTGAAACAACGGGTTAGCGTCCGCCGTTCGTAATCGGCGCTAACCATGTCGGATAGCATATCCGCAGACCCTGCACCGCAACCGACGCCGCCTATCGGGGGGCCACCGAGACCTGGCGGGGGACCTGTCCCGCCAGTCCTGGCTGCCTTGGCACGCGCGCGTCAGGGCCAGGCTGCCGGCGGTACCCACCCCGGTGCCGGGGCACAGGCGAACGCTCTGATGACGATTAAAAGCGCCATCGACATGCTGCAGAACGCCCTGCCTGGGCTGGGCACCGGCGGCGAGGCGCATTCCGCGGTGCTGACGGCGATCCGCGCGCTGTCGCGCCATGTGCCCCAGGGGGAGCCGACCGCGGGCGTCCAGCAGACGCAGCTACAGGACATGCTGCGCCAGACCATGCGAAACGCGCTGTTGCAACGGGTGATGGCGCAGCAAGGCGGCGGCCAGCAACCGATGTCTCCATCCGTCCCAATGCCGGGAGCATGACATGGCTCAGAACAGATCATATGACCCGCCCATCGGTTCGCCTCCGGACACACCGCCGCGGACCATCCGCCAAGTGGATACCCAATCGGAGGTAAGCGAGTGGGGCGCGATCCCTCGCGTGGTGCCTCGGCCGGCTGGTGGGGTGCCGTTGCAACGGACCATCGTCGGTCGCTCTGAAGGACCAGTTCGGTAGTGGCTGTGGATGACGACACCAGGGAAGACGAGACCGACCTGGCGATCAAAAAGGCCAGGACGTACGCGCCCGAGGCTGTCGAGATGCTGATCCTGGTGATGCACGACAAAGAGGCCTCGTACGAGGACCGCGTGCGCGCCGCTACCACGCTGTTGGAGGTCTCTGGATGCCTGTGACGTTGACGGACGAACAGGTCGCCCAGTTGCGTAGCGAGCTCGAGGCCGGCAAGCGTGCGCGCAACGTCGAGGACATGGTCAACGGCATCTGGAACGATCAGTTGTTGGGTGCCGACGCAAAGGCCTTATTCAAGCGCAAGTACCCCGACGTCCCGATCGAAGGCTATGACCAGGAGCAGCGGCTGAACGCGCGCCTCGATGCTGCCGAGAAAGAGCGCAAAGAGAGCGAGCGCAAGCAGCGAGAGCAACAGCAGGACGATGAGTACAAAGCCAAGCGCAAAGAGACGCAGGAGCGCCACGGCTTTACCGATGATGCGATGCAACGGCTCGAGAAGATGATGGTCGAGCGCAACATCGGCAATTACGAGGACGCCGCAGAACTGATGGCGGCGCGCGAGCCTCGGCCATCGGATGATCGTGGCGGTACCGGTGATCGGTTCTGGGGGTACCAGCACCAGGACACGTTTAAGAAGATCGCTACCGATCCGGAAAAATGGGCGTACGACGAATTGTTGCAGGCCGCGCGAAACGACGAGCGCCGCTCGCGAAACCAGTACTAAGGGGAGGCTAACGTGCCGCAGCTCGGGGCCGGTTTGATTCCAAGTGGCGCCATCGGTAACGAATTACAGGCCACTGTTCGTCGTGTCTTCGCTCAGATGGTGGTGGTGCAGCTCTACCGACAGAATCCGCTGCTTGCGTTGTTGCTGCGGAATGCGATCCGCGCCACTGGCGGCGTCAGTCCTTATACGCAGCCTGTCCAAACAGGGCAGTACGTTCCATCTAGCTGGATGGGTCCGGCCGGCAACTTCAACATTCCCCCAGATGTCGCACAGACCGTGAATGCCGAGTTCAATCTGTGCGCTTTGGCAACGCCGGTGACATCGTTTGGATTGGAACAGCTAGTCACTCAGGACGCGGTCGCCGTCACGAGCAGGCTGATGCTCAAGATGAACGATATGAAGAACAGTGCGCTGCAGGCGTTGGCGTCAGCCCTGTTCGGTTCATCGACCACAGGCGGCACCGTCAATCCGCTGCAGATGTTTGGACTGCTCGATGCGTATGACTCAGGCGCCACCGTGCCAGTATATGGAGGCCTGTCTCGCAGTACGTATCCAGCTTGGGCCGGCACAGTGGTGGCCAGCGCGGGCGCCGTTCTCACGCGCGCGACGTTCATTCCCTTCATCTTGCGCGCAGCGAAGAACGCCGGTGGTGAAGCACTCGACTTCGTGGTGATGAGCATTCAAGACTGGACCACCCTTATGACCGACTTCCTGTCGGTTGAGCGTTATATGAATGATCCGTCAGAGCGGTGGGGCAAAGAAGATCCGGTCAACAGTGGTTTTAGAGGCTTGCTGCTCGGCGATACGCCCGTTTTCTTCGACTTAAACTGCCCTCAAGGTACGGCATTTGGATTTAATTCCAGATACATAACGCTCGTGATCCACGAAGACGCGAACTTTGCGTGGACGGGTTGGTACAGCACCATTCCCCAGGGGCAGATCGCCAGCGTCGGTCTCTCATTGACAGCGCTGCAACTGGTCTGCTCGAAGCCATCGACCGGCATCATCATCAATGGGATCACTGGCGGCGCAACAATGCCGTAAAGGAGCAATGTCGATGGGAGTCGTCACGTCTAGCCCGCCCGGCTTTCCTGGGGCCACCTTCTCGCGCTACGCGACACCGCTTGCGATCCCGGCTGCGGGACGCCCGTGGATCGTCCCGAAGGGGAACTGGATGATTGCGCCATCCGGCACCGACCACGTCGAGATCATCACCAGCACCGGCACGATCGCACTGTCCGCCGCCGGGGTAGGGGTGCCGTACGTGGCCGCAGACGGAACCAACGTCCAGGTCAACGGCACTGGCGGGGCCGGCACAGCGATCCAGGTGCTGGGAACCTAAGTGCTTGCCGAGCACCAGGCACAGACTCAGAACCTGCTAAACGACACCGGCGGGCAGTTCTTTACCCTGCCGACGCTAACCAACTACATCAATCGCGCCAGACGGCGCATCGCGATGGCGTCGGGCTGCATCCGCGTCCTGCCGGCCGGCGTGCAGACGCAGATCAATCAGGAAGTGTACCCCTTCAATGCCTGGACTTCGCTGGTACAGGCCGTGCCAGGGGTGCGTGAGATCCTAGCCGTGCGCTCACTGGCGATCGCCATCGGCGAAACACCGGGCGCATGGAAACCGGTGTGGAACCGCATTCCCTGGACCGATTTCCAGGCGCGCTTCCGGATCTGGAACGGCGCGTGGATCGGCACGATTTCGTATCCCGGCTACTACGCGCAGTATGGCTTCGGTGTTGGTGGCTCGATCTACCTGGCGCCCATCCCGTCCCAGCAACAGCCGATGGAAGTGGACTGCTCGTGTATGCCGTTTCCGCTGCAGACGGACAACGATGCCGAGGCGATCCCGCTGCCGTGGAGTGACGCAGTGCCGTACATGGCGGCGTTCTTCTGTTTGCTGCAGCAACAGCGTCTGCAGGACGCCGCGGCGATGCTCCAACTGTTCCACACCGAATTGCCGGCATGCGCCAACGCTGTCGCGCCTCAGATGATCACCTCGCCGTACGGTAGTGCGATGAGGCCGGCGTGAGTGACACGCTAGCGGCCTTACGACGACACTATGCTGAATTGGGCGGGGCTCCTGACGCGGACGCATACAGGGATCTGGTCCCCAAAGGCTACCTCCAGGTGCCGAGTAATCTGCGGTTTGACTCGCCGCACTTCCTTGTCGAACCAAACGTTGCGCCGTCTGATGACCCTCAAAATTGGAGCACTTCGTTTCCTGAGAGGGAACGGCTACGGCAACAACTGGAGACGCTGCAAAAGACCGAACTGGAAGCCAGGCAACGCTACAGGAATGCCGACACTTATGATGAGCGGACGAAGGCTTTTGACGAGTGGATAGCTCTCGTACATCAGCTTACAGAGGCTTACACCACGCTACCGCACTTCCCTATGACGCCGAAAGAACGTGAGGCTCAGACCCAGGCCGATGCCGATGCGATGATGCGCGGCGTCGAACAGCCGAAGACCGGCCCGATGCGCGGTCGGCTGTATACACTTCCGCAATATAACCAGTTGGGTCAGATCCGCCCCTTCGGTCCTGGTGAGTACGTCGATCGTGGCGAGGGGCTGTGGTCGTCCGAGGAGACCCGCACCGTCGAGTATGGCGACGGTTATGCCGTGGTCCCTGGCCTGTGGCTCGTCAACGGTAAACCGATGATGGTCGATGACGCGCAGGCGGCGCAGTACGCGCAGCAAAGCAAGCTGTCCTGGCCGACCTTTCCCACGGTGAAAGAGGCAGAGGACTTCGCCACCCAGCGCGAGGAGAAATGGCAGACCGTGCCGATCGGTCGCAGCGATCTTCAGCAACCGCTGTGGTCGCGCACCTGGCCACCGGAGTGACGTATGCCGCTGCAGTCGGCGAACCTTCCAGACCAGGTCATGCTCTCGCAATGGGCCGGGGTTAACCAATCCAGCCCGTCGCGCTCCGCGATCAATGATCAAGAGACGTTCTGGCAGGAAAACTTCTTCCCCTACGCCCCCGGTCAGATCCGCGCCGGCTATGGGCCTTCGGCGGCGATCTACACCGCGCCTGCCGGCTCCTCGATCCTGCGCATGTTCTTCGGCCGGGTGAACGACAGCCAGGGTCCGACCGCGCTGATGTTTCTCAACACCGGCGTGGTGCACCAAGTGCTGCTCAATACCGGCGCCGTCACGGCACTGGGCACCATCTGGTCCCCGCTGGACCCCTATAACTTCGCCAGCGCGAAGGTCTGGCAGCCACAGCAGGTTGGCTACACCACCGGTACGCCGGGCGGCTGGGTGATCGGCTCCACTGCCGGCCTCTATGCCTGGGACGGTGCCACGCTCACCGCTCCTGGCCAGGCTGCCCCGGCCTGGCTGACCAACGGCCAGACCACCACGATGCCCACCGTCGGCTCGTTGCCGGGGATCTGGGCTATGGCGGTCTGGCAGAATCGGCTGTGGGTGATCGGCAAGACGGTGCTGTCCTGGTCCGCGCCCTACAACGGCGCTGACTTCTCGACGGCCAACGGCGGCGGCTCGGTCGCCTTCGTCGGCGACCAGCTCACCGTGGGCTACACCGATCTCGAGGCGGCCGGCGGTTTCCTCTACCTGTTCGGCGATTCGATGATCAACGTGATCAGCGCGTTACAGTTGTCCGGGTCGGGTACGATTACCGCACCGTTCACGACGACGTTCCTGAATTCCAACGTTGATCCTCAGATCGGCCACCGCTGGTGGCGGCCGGCGGCGCGGTGGAGCCAATCCTTCGCGCTCTCGACCGGCATGGGCATCTATCTGTTGCAGGCGAACACCACGCAGTGGGTCTCGCAGAAGGTGACCGAGGTCTACAACAGCACAGCCTCCTCACCGGTGCCGACCGGTACTGCCGCCACCATCTTCGGCCAGCGCTGGCTGTTGTTCCTGGGACAGATGCGCGATCCGTACGGTGTCACCCGATCGCTGATCCTCTGCTTCAACGGCTCGCAATGGGTGATTGCCTCGCAGCGCTATGCGCTCACCCTGATCGGTGCCTATGAGGAGCAGAGCATGATCACGCCGTACGGCACTGACGGCACCAGCCTCTATCGCCTGTTCGCCCAGCCTGACCCAGCGTTGGTGAAACAACTGCTGACCAAGGCCTACAAAGGCCAGCACAACCTGGCGATCAAAACCTGGAAGCGCGTGTATGCCGAACTGCGCGACTACCATGGCGGGCCGCAAGGGGTTAGCGTGATAGGAACGATAACGACAGGAGGGGGAGGCATACCCAATGGCACCCAGGCGGTGTCGTTCCAGATGGAACCGGCAGGTTACAACACCGTGCCACAGCCAACCGATGGCGCCGGTCTCTGGGCGTCGCTGGACCTGGTGTCGCAATCTCCGGACTTTGCCATCGAGAGTTTGTCGCTGACCTATGAGGAGCGCACTCTGTTCGGGGCATGAAAAAGCCGACGCCGGTGTCCCGCCAGCGTCGGTTTGCAAGAGCGTTGGTCAGAGTTCCATTGCGCTTACATCGTCACTCTGGCCAGAGGAGAAGTCAAATGGCTCGTCGTCGTAGGCATCGCCGTTCTCGGCGCCGGTAGTTGGCGCGTCTCGGTCGCGGTCGGGGACGGCGCCGGCTCTACGGAGTCGGTCTGCCGCACCCCCGGCCGCCACTGTTTCGGGGCCGCGTCACCGGGTCTCGACGCAGTAGGAGGCGCTAATGGCGAGACGTCGCAGAAGCGGCCGACGCTCGCCATTGCGAGGCGGACGCGCCGGTCCAGTTCGTAGAGGGAGGCGGTAATGGCTCGGAAGAGGTTGAAGCAGACTCGCAGAGCGCGTCGCATGAGGGCGCGCAAGAGGCGCTAGATGGCTCGCCGTCATAGGCGGCGCATGGTGATGGTGCCGGCCTCGCGGTCGGCCGCACGTGCCCGTCGACGCGGCCGGCGTCGGTGAAGGCGCCGAAGCGTCTCAAGCTAAGGATTCCGGAACCTCCGGAAGATTCGCTGCACAAGTCAGTCGCGGATCTGCTCGATGCACACCTATTGCTACCCGCGACGTGGACTACCTTTCCGGCCGGGCTGTACGTGCTGAACCCTGCGGCAGCGGGGCGGCTCAAGCGGCTCGGTCTGAAAGCCGGAATGCCCGACATCCTGGTGTTCTGGCATGGCTGCGTCGGCATCGAGCTCAAGCGGGACAGCGGCACCCGACAGCGCGAGCAGAAGTTCATGCACCTTCGTCTCGAGGCCGCCGGCATCCCTGTCTATGTGTGCCGTTCGCTCGAGGCGGTGGCTGACGCACTGGTCCGGCACGACGTGCCGCTGCGGGCTTCGGTGGTGCGCGCTCTGCTTGACCGGCCATATCGACCGGCAGAACGTGCGATCGACGTAGGGGAGACAGTCAATGGCAAGCACACGGGCACAGAAGCGAGCGGCGCGGCGCAACCTGCGCAAGGCGCGCTCCCGGCGTAGGCGGTACTGATGCCAGACGTTAAACGCTCATGGCCATATCTGGGTCAGGCATCCAGCCCGCCGGCTCTGACGCTGACACCGGACGGACTGCTGAACTCCGCGCGCTCACTCGCAGGTCCTTTGCGCCTGGGTACTGCCGCCGGCGTCGGTCCAAGCGGTGCCCCCGAAGGCGCGTATCGAAACAGCGACTTCGGAATGGATAGGATTTCGCCGCGGCGGTTTGATCCGATCGGCACCCCGATAGAGCGCTGGCCGAACGGACGTCGCACCTCGCGCCTGGTCGCCGAGCTACGCAGCAACACCAACGGCCGGCGGAATGGGAACAACAACTGAGGGGCTACTCCCGGCCAACGTGCCGTTGTTGCAGCCGGGAACCCCGTACTTCCGTCTGGTCGACGTCTTGCAGTACACGACCACCGGGAACTCGCAACTGCAGCAAGCGCAGGGAGACATTTCATCGCTACAGAGCCGGATGACAACGGCAGAGAGCAACATCACAAACCTGCAGTCGCGCATGTCGACCGCGGAGTCGAACATCTCGAATCTGCAGTCGCGCATGACAACGGCGGAGTCGAACATCGCGAACCTGCAGTCGCGCATGTCGACCGCGGAGTCGAACATTTCAACCCTGCAGTCGCAAACAGCGTCCCTGCAAAATCAGATCAACACAATCAACACGCGGTTGGCGAACGCGGGAATCCCGTAAGGCCGTGCGTCTTTGCCGATGTCGCTTTCATCCTGTCGCTCGCGTCGGAGCGCTACAGGCACTTTGATTCTGGACGGACGCTGCTCTGGCTGACGGCAATGTTGCAAGAACGTAGTGCGCAGTTGATCCGCACCGATCATGCTTTTTGTATCTCCAACATCGTCACCCCGGTCTGGCATCCGAAGGAGCCAGAGGTGCATGTGCTGTTCCTCTGCTGCGCTGAGGGTCATCACTGGGACGGCGTTAGATTGCTGCGAAGTTCGATCGATTGGGGAAAGGCGAACAAGTGCCAGCGGTGGTGGTTCTGCAGCGAGACCGACCACCACATCGATGCGCTGGCGAAGCGGGTCGGTGCATATGCAGCCGTAACCCGATATCGTCTCGACCTGTGAGTCGCGCGTGGGCAGTAGCAACATACAGGGCGAAACGACGTTTGGTCACATCGCGCAGGTTGCACTGCCGATCATCGGTGGCGTTGCGGGCGCGCTCTTCGGAGGGGTGGGTGCGCCGATCGGGGCTGCGGCCGGCAGTGCATTGGGCAACGTCATCGCGAATGAGACCGCCCGCGGTGGGGGAGGAGGAGGTATGGCGACGAACCCGTTCGGTGGCAAAGGCGGCGGCGGCAGTAGCGGCGGCAACGTCACCATCAATCCCGGCAGCCTGACCACCAATGTCGGGCCTCTGGCGCAGGCTGAGACCCAGCTTGCCCAAGAGGTCAACGCCATCACCCCCATGGAGCTTGGCCAGGCGCAGCCGCTGCTCGGCGCCGGGATGGGCGAATTCATCTCGGGGGCAACCGGCCAGCTAACACCGGCGCAACAGGCGACCTCAGACTTCGAGCTCGGCCAGGCCAACCTCGGTACCGAGAGCGCGTTTGCCAATCTGGGCCTGGGCCCCGGCACCACGATGACCGCGGACCTCAACGCTAATCTCCTTGGGAACGAGGCGCTCAAGAACTCGCTTCTGCAGCAATCGCAGACCGAAGGCCTGAATGCCATGCGGACCGGCCTCAGCTTCGAGCAGGCCGGGACTGGCGCCGCGGCCACGGCGGGCAACCTGCTCGACGCCGCGGCCAAAGTGCTGGTTGATCAGAATGCCACCGCGCTCAATGCCTTACGCAGCGCCACATCCGGGTTAGGCAACCTGCTCGGCGGCGGTTCCAGCGGCGGCAAGAAGGGGCACTCCAATCCCGCGCCATCCACTACCCTCGACAATTTCGATCCGTTTGCCGGCAACACGATCGACTCCAGTCTCAGTGGCAGCACCGCTCCTGGTCCGTTGTTCGACCTAATTCCATCCGGAGCCACCAGCGCGACGACAGGCAACCCGCTATTCGACTTCGCGCCATTGGGGGCTGGGGCCTTGGCCGGCGCAGGCACAGGTGACGTGGCTGGCGGACTGCTCGCCGACGTGCCGAGCCTGATCACCGACGTCATCCCAGGTCTGCTATGAGTACGACCCTCGGCGACCAACTGATCCAGCAGGCGTTTGGTCCGCCGCCTGTCTTCCCGTTCACCGGTCAGACCACGCAGGCGCCGTCCTGGTCGAGGATGAATCCCACCCAACTCTACAGCACCGATATGGGTCCGGTGGGGAACTACATCAGCCAACTGGAGTCTGGCCGCAGGAACCAGCGTGAACTGGTCCGCAATCCCGACACCGGGCAGATGGAGCCGACCGGCAAAGCCTCGGGGTTCCTGCAGATCGAGGACCCCACCTGGAACGACACCGCCCCAGCCGCGGGGGTGAGCCTCTCGCGCTGGCCAACGGCGATGGACGCGCCACCCCAGGTCCAGTGGGCGGTCGCCCAGGATCTACCGTTGAGCCGCTGGGGGCCGCGAACGGTGGACGCCGTACTGAAGCAATACCCGTGGGCGACGCGGGACATGACGCTTCGCCGGCTCAACGAGATCGAAGCGTCCCACAGCGGTATCCGACAGCAGTACATCCCCGCGGCTCAGACTTCAGAGTTCAACGCGCGCCGGCCGTCCGAGTGGGGCCGCCCGCCGGCAGGCGGCTATGAGCACGGGCCGGGCAACCTGCCAGGGGTGTACGATGTCCCGCCGCTGATGCGCGGGCTGGCAATCGCAGTACCCATCCTGTCGCTGTTCACCCGCGGCGCCGCGATCCCGCTGCTTACGGCCTACGGTGGGTTCGTAGAGGGCTACCAGAACGGCCAGATCCTCAAGCAGAAGCTGGCCCAGAACCAGTGGCGCAATAGCCTCGCCGAGACTGTGGCTCGGATGGAGCAGGAAGGGATCGAGGCCGGCGACGCGTTCGAAGCGATGGGCAACAACGAGGCCGGTCTGAGAGACGCCCTCGGTGGCATCGCCACCCGCTATGGCGACGACGCGATGCGCGCTGCTCTGGCCAACGGCGGGCCGGCGGCGGTGGAGAAACTGCTCCAGCGACGCGACACGCAGTACACCGATCTGAACAAGACAAAGCGCGCGCAAGAACTGGAAGAACTGCGGATTCAGCGGCTTCGCGAGCAGATCGAACGCGATCGACAGTTAGCCGGCAGGCGGGCTGAAGCGGCGCAGACTACGGAAGAACTTCGGCGACTGCAGATCGACCTAACGCAGGCGAGAACCAGAGCGCTGGAGACGAAGTCGGCGGCCGACGCCAAGAAGCGCGACGATCTGCAGAAGAAGGTGGAGGAGAGGAAGGAGCGGCTGCGGCGCCTCGGGGTGCCCGATGCCTCAATCCCCTCTGACACGCAGATAGCGGGTGACGAGACGACGCCGACCCCTGCGGAGGAGGACGACACCACCACCACCACTGCGGTGCCGGAAGAAACGCCCGAACCCACCGAGAGCGATCAGGGCGCTGCTGCTGCCCCTGCTTCTCCTAGTCGCGCGGAAGCACCCGGAGCAATCCGGAGCGCCGTCCAGCCTGCGCCCGCCCCAGTCGAGGAGGAGGTACCGCAGCGCACCCAGGTCGCCAGCCTCGCCCCGGTGTCCATCCCAACACAACGGCGGCCCGCGCCACCTCCGGTCACCCAGGTTGCCGAGAAGGAAGAGACCCCGGTCGACACCTGGTCCGACCAATTGCTGACCGGCGATACCCCGGCGAACCTCCAAGGCGTCGACAAAGACGCGTTGCCCTACATCCAAGAGCTCGCGGCGCGAAAGCGCGCCCGACTGAACCGAGTCATGGCGACACCCGATCTGACCGGAGCAGACCTCGTTCAGCGCGTGCGAGAGGTCAGCCCAGGCTCTGCCGATACCCTGCAGGGCATGCTCGAGCGCCGGGCTGGCGCGCCAGAAACCATCTCCTCGCCGCGGATGGCGCAGTACTGGAACACGATGGAATCGCTGGCCCGCAAGGCCGATCCCACCTGGGACCCTGGGCAGTACCGCGCGGTCGACCAGTTCAGAAACCCGAATGGGCGCACCCAGTACGCACTCGGCCGGGTGTCCGCTCTCGCGACCAACGCTGCCCTGGTGCTGCAGGATCTCAAGAACCTGCCCGACGATAAGGACGCTCTGACCCGCGCCATTAAGGCGTGGAACGCCGGCACCCTTGAGGGTAGCTCGATCTACACGAACCTGTTCGTGGATTGGCAAGCGTTCGCGATCGAGTCGAACGTTGTCCGCTCTGGCGGCGGCGGATCGGTGACTGAGACCGAACAAATCATCAGAGCGATCCCGAACTACGGATCAAAGGAGCAATTCCGCGGCGCCGTGAAGCACGACAGCATCACCGCTGGCGCCCGCATCGAGCACTGGCGCAACCAATGGCGACAACTGGGCCGACGCGACGTGATGGCAGGCGACGAGCCAGAAGCCACCCGCACACTGCAATGGATCAAGACACTGGACGAGCGCACTGGTCGAATGACCGGACCCGGCGAAGTGCCAGGTGACCTGGTCGAAGCCATGCCCCCGGACATCAAGGGGTTTGATCCGAAAAAGCCACTGACGGGACCGTGACATGGCGCAGGATGTCGAGACCGCGAAACAGTGGCTGCGGGAACACCCGAACCACGCTGACGCCGCCACCGTACGAGCGAACCTTCGCGCCGCGGGCGAGAGCGTGGACGAGCCGCAGGAGTCCAGTGGCCTAGCCACCACCGCTCGCCTCGCCGAGCAAGCCTGGTTGCTCGATCCGATCGAGGCCGTCGGCCAGATGGTCGGGATGACCGGCGAGAACCTGCCCGAGTGGATGCGGAGCGAAGCGGCGGCGGCGAAAGAAGCGTCCGCTCGCCATCCGTACTGGCACACCGCCCTGTCAATCGCCAACCCAGCTTTTCTCGCAGCGCCTGAACTCGGGATTGGACGCGTCCTTCCAGCCCTTGGGAGTGCCGCCCGCGGCGCGTTCGCCGGCGGGGTGGCCTCGGTGCTGCAGCCGGTCGATGACCCCCAGGACCCACATTTCTGGCGCCAGAAGGCCCAGCAAGGCCTGCTAGGGACAGTGACTGGGGGGACGCTCGGTCGCATGGCCGGCGCTGTCGATGCCAGAGCGGCGGCGGCGAGCAAGGCAGCGTCTGACTATGCCCGCGACGTCAACGCTGCCAATGCCGCGAACCTTCAGGCGCAGGCCGCGCGCACCATGGGGGTCCGCCAAGACGCCGCTGACTACGGCCAGAAGATTCGGGATTTCCTCGCTGCCACCCAACGTCAGGCCGGGGCCCAGGCGGCGCACACAACAGCGGTCGCCGACCAGGCCAGGAGAGCGTCGGCGGCTGCCACGAAGCACGCGCAAGATATCGGCGATGTGGCGGTGGAGACCGGCCGACTGCAAGCGCAGCACGCCACCGAACTGCAAGACTATGCCGCCGCTGTCGCGAGCAGAGAGGGGCTGAACGCGCGGAAGAATGTCGAGTGGTACTCGCGGGTGCTCGAGCCGCTCGGACTCCAGCACCTGATTCCCGCCCAACCCGGCAGCGCCGCTCTGGCGCAACTGCAGAGGATCATCGGCGATCGCCTCAATGCGGCGAACCGGCAGTTCACCCTAACCAGAACCCCGGTACTGAACGACACGCTCGCTGGCCACTATGCGGACGGTATGATCGAGCTCCAGAACCAGGCCAGCCGTGACCGCTGGTCAAGCATCTTCAAACGCCGAGTCAGCGATCCGCTAAACGCCGAACTCACTGGCGGCGCGCCGCTGAAGGGCGACGACTTCGCGCGGTACATCACCTCGATCAATCGCGAGGCCGACCGGCTTGCCCGCGGGGCAACGCGCGTCAATCCCAATGCCGTCGATGACCTCGCGATGGCGGACGCGCTGCATCGGATGACGGCTGAGATCGAGGGCGCGGCCGATGGTCCGTTCCTGGCGCGGCAAGAGCGCATAAAGGCGCGCGAGGCCTACTCGCGATGGTCCATCCTGTCTGGTGCTGCCGAGCCAGAGAAGGGCGGCATCGCTTCAGCCCAAGAGGTGATCCAACACTGGTCGCAGCGGCAGGGCAGCCACGATCGCTACAATCGCGATCTGGCGAGCAACCCAGACAAGCAGTTTCTGGAGCAGTGGCGCCTCGAGGCGACCTCGCCGAAGCCAGAGAGGCCGCCTGAACCGACGCTCCCTCAGGTCCCGAAGGCGCCGAAGGTGGAAAAGCCCCTGAAGGAGCCGAAAGCGGCACGGGAAACCCCTACGATGCCGCAGCCGCCGAAAGACCGTCCTCCAGCCGCCCGACCCGGCGTGTTTCCGCCAGAGCCAAAGCCGCCGGGAAAGGAACCGCCAGGCTGGGCCGCGCGCACCGGGCGTGCCGCCGCCCACATCGGGCTTGGGGAAGCCGTACACCAGCTCCTCGGCATTCCGCGCTACTACGCTTGGGGCGCGACCATCCCGACGCTGGAAGCGATCCTGCAGAGCGAGGCCGGGAAGAAGTTGCTCGAGCGCGGCAGCCGGTTCCCCGCCACCGGTGGAGCCGCGGCCGGAAATCTCCCCGATGTCTCCGGAATTTCCTCTGTCATTCCAGGACTCTGAGCATGACCCAGACCGCCGATCCCCTGCGCGTCAACGAGCGGCTTTACAAGCAGATCGCCCGCCTGTTGGATGACCTCGAGGCGCAAGACGAAGACACCGGGATCACCATCCCCCAGAGAATCAACGCCCTGATCGCGATCGGCCGCATCCAGATCATGTTCACGGCTCTGAAGAAGGCGGAAAATGAGCCAGTCACCGGAGGAAAGGTCAGGCAGTACTCCACCGCCTTCCGCGCGAAGACCAATGCTGTTGGTGGGCGAGCGGAGCGTACCCGACCAACCGCCGTTGATCTCGCCGCCGCCGCCGCCGCAGCCGACGACGACGAGCCAGACGCCGCTTAGTCTCGATCCGCGGATTCAGCAGGAGATAGCCAACCGTGCCGCCTGGAGAGCCGGGGTGTTGGGCGCACTGAACCTGGCCGCTCGCGTCCTGGCCGTGCGCTGCACCTTGATGCTCTCAGTCGTCGGGGCCGCGCTTCTGACGTGGCTTGCGGTTGCTGAGCACGACCCGTGGCGGCTTGCCGCGGTCGCCATCTACACCGTCACGGTCTGCCTGCCGCTGGTCTGGCTGGCGGCGAAGTGAGGGCGACAGGATCTGGTGGACCCAGGTCTCCAGCGGGCCGTCCAGCGTGACCGCCTCCTGGGGCAGCACGGGAGGGTGAGCGCGACGCACGCGAGGGCGACGGTAGAGGTAGTGCCTCATGACGCCGTGTCCTTAATGCCCTGGATGATCGCGATGATCTCCTTGACCACCCCCTCGGCGTAATCCTCGGGCAATTCCAGGAGCGCGTCCGCCACCCGTGCCAGTGCTCTTGCCTGCCGGAAGTCGCCGTCCTTGTTCGCCTCTCTGATCGCCGCCTCGAGCCGCAGAATGATCGTTTCAATGTGGTCTTCTTTCATAATGGGCATTTCAGTACTCCCACCTTACTGTGATGCGGAACGAACTCGGTTCGATGCTGGAACCGAGGTACCTGTCCTCCGGGCCAAAGTGATGCCAGAGGTTTTCCGCGAAAACATAAGGCCTGACTCGATGATTTCGTTGGTAACCCACCCTCGCGACAACTGACGCCAGATCGAGCTTGGCACCGAGCGCTGTCTCTATCTCAAGAGAGACAGTCCTGCTGCAGTAATATACCATGTCGGATGACAGCCCCATCTCCTTCGCAATGTCCTTGACCGGTTTGCCGCATCCCCGCTGCAACCAGATCGCCTGATACCGCGCGACATTGGACGGCAGCTTATGAGCCTGTGCATCGGTCATGATGACGGACCCTCCTCCTGCGGCTGGTAAGCTGCGATCACCTCCTCGATCGGAATGTACGCCCCGAGCCGCTTGGCCCGTTCGGTCTCTCCGTCGAGCTTGTCGCAGAACTCCCGGAGGTACTGACCGAGGGACCGTTGGTAGGTCGCATCGCGCTTAACGACGATGTGCGCCGCCGGCATCCGCTCGTGATAAGCGTAGAAGTGGACGACCTCGAAGTCGCCCACGAGCATCTGCATCTGCACCTGGGCGCGATAGTCGTCGCCGGGACCATCGAGCAGATAGCGCATCATGTTGGGCGGTTGCGGGCACTTGATTTCCACCGCCTCCCGCCGATTGCCGGCGATGATCCGATCGGGGCTGCAGCCCATCCGCCCATCGTCGGTGGTCACCCAGCCGGCAAGCTCGAGCTTCACGCCCTCGAGGACTTCGAACTGTGACGCGGCGAGAGGTTCGTTGACGATGCCGGCCTGCACAAACTGGTTCTGCGACAGGTCCCGCCCCATCGGGGCGTGCAACAGACGCTCAGCGATCAGTTCGTACATATAGCCGTCGGCTTGGGTCGATCGCTTGCCGCCAGGAGTGATGATGCGGTGGGCCTGCGACGCGGACGGTACGCCGAGCCGCAGCTTGAGCCACTCCTCGCTGCCCTGTTGCACAGGATGGATGATGCTCATGAGTCGTCTCCTTTGCGGTTCGCGCGCCAAGTCTCTGCGAGCAATGTTGTCAGATCCTCCTGCGCTTTCATCTTGAGCAGGCCATAGTCGTCGCCCTCGGGCACTTCGATCGTCAGCGAGGCCTCGACACGCATGCTGTTGAAGTTTCCCAGATTCACAGTCTTGCTGACGCCGACAGTGAATTGTTTGATCATGGCGCCTTCTCCATCCGCGCCCGTTTCTGCAGGAGCGCGTTTTTCAGTCGTGTAAAGTCTCGAGTCGGAACAGCCTCGAGCTCGAGGATGCCGGTTAGCATTGTGTTGAGGAACGAGTTGCTGTCGGTGTTAGTCTCGTTCAACAGATTGGCCAGTTCATCGAGTTGCGCGCGCGACAGGGTTTGCGATGGGGTCTCGGCGTCGATCGTCTGGTAGTCCATCGCTTCCTCGCGGCTTGTGATGCCACGCAGTACGTCCGGGAACGCATCGCGCAGCGCGAAGGTGCGGGCGCGCATCTGCAGCATGCGCTGCGGGTATTCCGTCCACGGTCCTTGCTTGCCCCAGAGCTTCGCCCGCTTGGCATCATCGACGGTGAAGCGGCTGACCTTCGGCAGCCGCCCTTTGCGCTTGGCCGTGACGATGTAGCCGGTGACATCGCCCTTCTCATCGACCAAAGGCTCCTCGATGACGTCCTCGCACAGCGGCGAGCGGGTGCAGAGCGCCAGCACGGCATCGCCCCACAGCGTCGCTTTGCCATTGATGACGGCGATCGAACTGAGGCTCTGCATGATGGTCAGACCGATTTCCAGCCCGTACTGGACACACACCAGGATCGCATCTGGCTTGCCGCGGAATTCTTTCGGCACCAGGTCAGTGGCCGCGGCGCGCTGCGCCCAGCGGTCCAATTCCGCAAAGGTCTGCGGACTCATGAGGTCTTGCGCCATTCGAAAACTCCTTGTTTCGCGGGGGTGTCAGCCTCATACTTTACACCAGCCTGACAAGCAAGGGAATGACACATGGTGATGGAATCTGACTTGGTCAAAGCGCGCTATCTGGCCGACAGATTGGTCATGAAAGCGGCCGGCACCGACCTGTCGCGCATGGCGAAACAGTTGCGCCGCCTGCTCGAGCCGGGTCCGACCATGGACGAGATCCTGGCCACGGTGGCGGCGAACGACGTCAAAGCGCGGGCGAAGCTGATCGGCATCAGCCGGCAGGCCTACTACAACCTCCAGGCCGGCAAGGCGAAGCCGACCCTCGCCACCGCCCAGCGATTGAGCGAACTGACCGGCGTGCCGGTGGAAGTGATCAGGGCAGCATGACCCATCTCACGAAGTTCGCCCAACAGGTGTCCGAGCTCGAAAGCCAGATCGAGCCGTTGTTGCAAGGGCGCGACCCCGCGGTGCAGAGCGCTGTACTGGCGGACCTGCTGGCCATCTGGGTCTCTGGGCATCAGGACAAGGACAAGCGCGACGCTGTGCTCAAGAGCCACATCGACTTGGTCAAACGGTTGATCCCGGTTTACGACATGCCCGCCTACCGGAGGAGGCACTGATGGACACGCTGGTCATGCGGCGAAGTCCAGTTCCAGTTGCTGCCGGCGGCGCACCGTCCATTGCTCCGGACACTGCACCGCGTCCCATCGCTCGGCCATGCGCTGAGCGTCGTTCTGCGGGCGGTGGTGGTTCTGCCCGACGTCGGAGGAGTCGAGCGAGGCAAATGGCCAGCGCTTCCCGGCGCACTGCATGCCCCGCAGCATGTGGATCGGTGGCGTTTTGCCGAACGTCGAGATGAGCTGGTCCCACGCTTCGTCTAGCCGGCGCTCCCAGGCCTCCGACAGCACCACCGCATGCTCGCCGGCGCTGCCGATGCAGACCCGGCTCCAGCCCGCGTCGACCAGGCGGCACAGCCGGAAGATCGGCTCGTTGGTGTGCCACACTGGGCCCGTCTGGAGCTTGCCGAATGGCCATTCGGTCAATAGTGCGTCCTGGATTTGCGAGGGGGCGTCGACCTCATCGGGCGGGACTGCCCAGGTGGTCGGACAGACCAGCCACCGCTCGCACCAGGCGTAATAGCCTGGCCAATCGGTCTCGAAGCCTTGCTGCCATTTCGAGTAAGCGCCGTTGTCGAGCATTACGCTCTGGCCGATGCCGTGAACGTGCCTGATCTGCTCGGGCCGCATATGGCTGACCGCAAAGCATCGGCCGGCGAGCCGATACAGCGTGTCCAGTGGCGTGATAGGCGTGCCGTGAAAGTGCAGCGTCACTTCCGTCGCATTTTGCGGCGACCGCGGCGGGCGTTACGAAGGGCGGCGGCCACGGCCTGGTTGCGCGGGCGACCAGCCCTGATCATCTCGCGGATGTTTTGGGAGACGACTTTTTGCGAACTGCCCGATTGCAACGGCATGGGGATCGTCCTCGCTGACAAAGCGCCCGGTGACGGAGGAGCGCGGTGGGAAGGTTACCCCGAGACCATACTCCCAGAGGAAGACGCAAAAATCGTCGCCATCGGTGACCATGATCTCCCGTACCACGCCGAGCTTGGCCGAGGGGCTTTGGCTGAACGCGCACGCATCACGAATTGCAGTGCGCGCGTCAACGAACCGCGCCTCGGGCCAATACTCGCCATTAGGCAGGAATAGCCAGAGGCTGAATTCACCGGTCACGGTGCGATCCTTTTGACAGTGACCTCGGCCTTTGCGTGCCAAAACATGGCGAAGTAATCGCCGCATCCGCCGATTTCCGACTCGCACAGTATGATGGCCTTGCCGGTCAGATCGGCGGTATCGACGGCAAACCGGTTCACCGTGGCGCAGTACGGGCACTTGAGCTCCAAGGACATCATGCCGCCACCTGTTCCTTGTCCGCCTCGCGAAGCAACAGAGTTATGATCTGCTCCTTCTCATCGGTGGATAGGCTAGTGGAATACTCCAACGAACCAGAGAGCGCCGAGAACGACCAGCGTCCAGGGAACCCAGTCAGCGGGAAGAAGCGCGCCCGACCGATCGCGAGCCTCGGCTCCCGCCGCCCGCTCTCGTGCAGGGGGCACTCGTGCGCCGTGGCGAGCAGTCGCGCTTGCGCGCGTGTCAAGCTGACGGTGATAGAGTAACGGAACCACATCTGGACAGCGTCATGTCCGGGAAGTTCGTAGATGAAGACAGAGCCGCTCTCGAGATAGACTTGGTTGTTTGCGTCGGCCATTGTGAAGGACTCCTCTCGCGGGTGAGGCGGCATATGCGCCCTTCAGAACGCCGTGTCAAGCGGTCACTTGTCAAAGTCGATGATTATTTTTCTCACCCGTCCATCGCCATCGATTTCCGCCTCCACCGGATACATCCCGTCGCCAAACCCAGTGCCGACAACGACGGCCCGCACTGGCGTCGCACGGTCAGGCGCCTGCGGAATGTTGCTGTATTCGATCGCCCAAGCTTGATCGTGCTGTTCGGGCAGGTACTTCAAGAATTCCTCATAGTTCGCGCCCAGCTCTTTGCCGATCACGTAGCAGGGGTCGCCGATATAGCAGAGACCCGCGTCTACACCGATGTATCCCACGACACGCGTCTCGCGCTTCCGCGACGGCTGGCGGCCAGTCAGTGCCTGCCACTGGTGTGCCTTCCTACTCATGTCTTTTGGCCCTCTCACAGGAGTCGTCGTGTCGCGCCATATGTTGAACGTGACGCTAGTAATTGCGGGCATTTGGTTTGCTGGTGGCATTCTGGTCTCGCTCCTCACCCAAAGACGGCGACATCGCACAGCGTGGTCAGCTTCCCGTCCGGGCCGCCGACGCCGAACACTTCACAGCCCTCCTGCGCCAGAATCTCGGTGATCACTTCCAGTGCCAGTCGCAAACGATGCCCCTCGGGCGACGCGGTGTCGGTTTCCGCCGCGGCCTCCTCGAGGACCTGTTGGGCAATCTCTAAGGCCTCGGCCGTGTTCATTTCGACTGCAATGGGTCTGACCCCTTCGCGGGCAGGGTCAGTCACTGCGAGCCCGCCGATGGAGATAATAATTTCGCCAGCGAGGATATAGCCGCGATTGGGATTCTCGTTTTCTTCGTCGTCGTGAACTTGCCAGTTTTCACGATTGTCGAGACAGTTTTCCAGCACGTCGCGCGCAATCATGCTGAGATCCATCGGCAGCGTGAATATCGCCGGATAGACGACATCGTTTGCGTCGGTCGCCTCGATTAATCGCGACAGCCGCTGTGCGGCCCGGATCTCTCGATCGTCGTCCTTCACCTCGGCCATACCCTCGGCCATGGAGTGATAGATGCCGTGGGCGTTACGGTTTCGTATGAGGATGGTGGTCATTGACGAGGTTCCTTTCGCGGTTGGTAAGCGACATCGGAACGCAACGCTTTTGGGGCTAACTCCGCCACCAGCGTGCAGATGGCGGCCAAGGACACCACCACGTACGGCTCCCCTTTCACGACTCTGGTTCCGACGTATGTCGCTGGGTCGAGTTCCCGTAGCCGAGCAAGGATGCGCTTTTGGAGTGACCGCGGGATGGTGCCTACCCCCATTACATACCCCTTGGCTCGAGGTGCCTGCCGCGCCAGACGAACGGCAGGTCTTCTGCCCTAATTTCCTCCTCCGGGCCGTCGTCCTCGAGCACCCTTGGCTCGGTGGCGCGTTTCCCGGCCCT